GTTTCCCAGTCACGATCGTAAAGGGCAATAAAATATACGGTGAGGAATTTTGTGTATTTCTACCAAGTGAGATAAACAGAGCCCTGTGCAAAAATGATAAAGGCAGGGGTGGTTTGCCAATAGGCGTTTTTTACAACAAAAAAAGCAAAAAATTTGAGTCTCGAGTTAGAAGGAATTCAAACCCCATATATATTGGCTCTTTTGATTCAGAGATTGATGCATTTAATTCGTATAAATTTGAAAAAGAAAGTTATCTAAAATACCTCGCAAACAAGTACGCAGGGTTAATAGATGAAAGGGCATATAATGCCTTAATCAACTACTCTGTATCTATTTGCGATTAATGTTAAAATCCCCTTAGTTTTTAAGGGGGTTTTTGTATGAATAGAAAAAAACTAAGGGTAACAATCACCCTAAACGGAAACAATCAGAACGGTGAGCAGAAAGTATTTGAAAGTGAATACAATCAAATCGCATCGTCTGAGCTTCGCATTTCGTGCAATATCGTTTCAGGAAATGGGGCACTCTCACCAACAGCTAAAATTCAAGTCTATGGCCTATCGCTAACCAAGATGCTTGCGCTTTTCCGTGTGCAATGGAATACGTTAGACGCAATGTTGAACGAGGTTGCAATCGAAGCAGGTGAAGAAGGTAAGCCATTCGAGCTTATTTATAAAGGCAATATCACAACTGCAACAATCAACATGGATTCCGCGCCCGATCCGTTTCTTGATATTGATAGCGTTGTCGGATTAGTCGAGCAAATGAAGCCTGCTGAGCCGTTGGCAATTATCAATGATGTTGATGTGGCAGAAGTGGTTAGAATCATCACTGAGACACGAATGGGCTTTGATTTTCAAAATGATGGTGTCTCCCATATCATCCCTGATGGCTTTATGTCAGAGGGTGCGAACTTAGAAACAATACGCCAACTAGCGCATGATTATGATTTTGACTTGTACATTGAGCATAAACTGATTGCGATTGCGCCACGAAACACTAAGCGAAAAATTCCTATACCGCAGATCCGACCAACTAGTGGTCTTGAGGGTTACCCTACTCCCGACATTAAAGGTATATCGTTTAAATGCTTCTATAATCCTCTAGTTCGCTTTGGTGGAAACTTAGAGGTGAAAGATAGTATCATTGAAGTATGTAATGGTGTATGGCGCGTGTACGGCTTGAAAACCATTCTCGAAAGTGGCGTACCAAATGGGCGCTGGTCTATGGAAGTTAATGCAACTTGGGCGAACAGTACCGATGCCGTTAGAAAATGATCAACAGACAACGAATTATAGAGCATCCCAAAGTGTAGGCGGTGCTGCTGAATTTGAAGCTATTGTGCGCTCATTGATGGGTAAAAATCACACCCTAATGCTAGGTGAGGTCATGGCTATCACTCAGGAAGCAAGTAGCACGGCTGCGGTCGGGTATCTGTCTGTCCGTCCGATGGTTTTCATGGTGGATGGCTCAAACAATAACTATGCCCGTGCAACGATAAACAATGTGCCTTTCTTTCGATTGCAGGCGGGCGGTAATGCGGTCATTCTAAATCCAAAGGTCGGTGATATTGGCTTGATCGCCTACTGTGAGCGCGACATTTCAATGGTGAAGCGTAATAAGAAACAAGCAGCGCCAAACTCACGTAGACAGTTCAATATCAATGATGCTGTGTATCTTGGCGGGATGTTGAACAGCGCGCCCACACAATATATTCAGTTTCTTGACAGTGGGATGAATATTAAGACGACTGGCAATGTGAATATCAACGGCTTAACTATTGCGCCTGATGGAGTTTTAACACTTGCAAATGGCGTTGTGGTAGATACACACATTCACAACCAAGCAAACGACAGCGCGGGCAATACGGAGCAACCAGTGGGGATTCCAAGAAATGGCTAATACTCTTTTTTTACTCCCTGATACTTGGGATTTAACGCTAGATTCAAGCGGCAATATTGCCATTGCTAGTGACGCCTACCAACAGGCACAAGACATTGCATCAGCTTGTCGCGTATTTCGTGGTGATATGTACTTTAATAAAAATGATGGCATCCCTTATTCTGAGTCTATTTTAGGGAAATCATCCTACCCGCTTGGCTTGTATCAGTCAGAGTTAAGGCAAGCCGCACTATCTGTCGATGGGGTGATTAGTGCTAATATAACCTTCAATAAAATTGAAAATCGGGTGCTTAGTGGCATGATTAAATTTACAAATGATCAAGACCAAACAGGAGTTGTAAGTTTATGATTCCTGATATTGAAATTACCGAAAATGGCATTATCGCGCCCACAACAGATGAAGTGCTTGCAGGCGTATGGGAAATCCTAAAAACCGCTTTTGGCTCAAACCTGAATACCGCAATGAATACCCCACAAGGGCAGTTGGCAACATCGATCACAGCGGTTATTCAAAACGAGCGCAATAAGTGGATTCAGTTAATGAATCAAATCGACCCGCAATACTCTACGGGTATTTGGCAAGATGCTATTGGTGAACTCTATTTCATCACTCGTCAATCTCAAACATATTCAATTGCTGAAATTCGCTTGCATGGTTTAAGTGGAACGATTGTTCCTGCTGGATATAGAATCAGTGATGTTGCGGGTAATATTTGGGAAACTACAAGCCAATTGATTATTGATTCGACTGGCTATATTGATGGCTTTGTGCAATGTACTGTCGCTGGGCCAATCGAAGCATCCATTGACACAATCACAAATATTCTTGTGGCTCTTTCAGGATTAGACCGTGCAACCAATACAAGCGCTGCCATTGCGGGTGTTAATGCTGAAAGTGCGGAAAACTTCGAGCAACGTAGACAAGAATCGGTTTCTGCAAATGCCAAGCTAACTGATGCTGCTGTACGCGGTGCTGTAGCCAACCTACCAAACGTGGTTGATGTTTGGGTTAAATCAAATCCAACCGATGTCACTGTAAACTTTGGCGTGACTAATTATCCAGTGACGCGAAATACCCTACTTTGTTCTGTGGTTGGTGGTGTTGATTATGACATTGCTTGGCAGATTTTAGTTAAAGGCGGTACTGGGTGTTCGTTTGCGGGCGATACAGAAATCACTGTTTATGATAATGATACATACCCAGTAGACCCGCCTGATTATAAAGTAAAGTTTCTTCGACCAACCTTAAAAACAGTTAAGTTTAAAATCACGCTTGAAGATAAAAACGAAATGTCATTGCAAGATGAAAAAGCAATGAAAAACGCTATTCTTGATGCGCTGAAAACTGGGAAAACTCGCGCCCGTATCGGTCAGAAGCTAAGGGCTTCTGCTTATGTTTGCCCTGTTGGTAATTCTGTTGATTTAAGTCTGCTTGACATTGAGGTAAGCTTTGATGGCATAACATGGGTAAATTTCCTTGAGCTTGGTGTTGACGAATACCCAGTGACCACTGAATTTGATATAGAGATTGTCTAATGTTTGATGTTAAAGATACTTTGATGTCGCAGTATGCAAACAGCCCCGCTATTGTCGGGATTATTGAGGGAATCGCAGATGCACTAGACCCTGAGCATACCGCAGAAGAATTCTATTCAATGTTGTGGCGTTTAAGCTCCGCAACATCGTGGGGCTTGGATATTTGGGGGCGTATTGTTGGCGTAAACCGAAATGTGCAGATGAGCGATCCCGATGCGATCACATTTGGGTTTAAAACTGATCCTGTGTCACAAAACTTCACTCCTTTTAACGTCGCCCCATTTAGCGCAGGCGGTGCGAAATTCAACACCTATCGCCTACCTGATAACCTTTATAAAGAATTAATTATCATCAAAGCTGCTTCAAATATTCTTTATGCTACAGCGCCAAATATTAATAAATATCTTCAAATGATTTTCACTGAAAAGGCTTATTACTACATCACTGGTCACATGACGGCAAAGTATATTTTTGAGTTTGAATTAACGGCATTTCAGCGCTTAATTGTCTATACTTTGAAGTTATTACCTGAGCCGTGCGGTGTGTTAATCTCCTATGAAGAAAAACCAATTGCAGAGGTATTCGGCTTTGACGGTACAGAGTATGAAACATTTGATTACGGAGTATTCATTCAATGAGCAATCCTGAAATTATGTGGTCTAAAGCATTTGCTTGGAACGCCACAAATAAAAACACGATACAAGATGAACGGCAACCATCTCAGGATGTGCAAGATGCCACGCTTAATGATGGCTTCCCGCTTATCACGATGACCCCGCAAGACGCGGGTGGTATTGCTCCAAATGGTCAAGACATGAATGGCGCTCTTTATGCCATTAGTTCAAATATGGTTCATCGTCAAAAAGGGCTGCGCATTCAGTTTGATCCCGCTTACGCTGCGAAAATTGGCGGTTATGATCAAGGTTGTATTCTTGCGTCAAACGACTACACACGCGATTACATTAGCCTTATCCCGAACAATCTAACCGACCCAAACGGTAGCGGGACTGCGGGACGTTGGGCTATTTATTCGGGTGCTGGCTCTATTGCTTCTGCAACTGCGAGTATTGCGGGCATTGTTAAGATTGTTGATAGCTTGTCGAGCACAGCAACGGATGCAGCATTAACAGCCAATCAGGGTAAAGTTCTAGGCGATAGAACGCAGCAAGCCACTACTACAAATGTAGGTATTAGTCGGTTTGCCAATTCGTCAGAGGTTGCCAACAAGTCAAATAGTAATGTGGCTATTAATCCAAGCAATGCGGCAACAATTGCACAAAGCACGGATTTGGGTGTTGGTCAGACATGGCAGAATGTGACTGGTAGCCGATCATCTGGGCAGACATATCGGAATAACACTGGAAAGCCGATTCATATATTTATCGCCGTTAAGGATGGTGTGGGGGGTGGCTTAAAATTGGTTATTGGCGGTGTGACTATTTTTAATTTTACCTACGATCTTCCACAGTGGGCATTTTATCCAGTTTCCGTTATTATCCCAGATAATACTGATTATTCATTTACTTGGGCAGGGAATAACCCTAGCGATTTATTAACTTGGTCAGAGCTTAGATAATGCCAACACAAAAGATTAACCAGTAATTAAGGAATAAAACATGCAACAACCTACTAGATTAATTTCTACACCATTCGCGCAAGAAGGCGACAAGACAGAAATTCAAAACGTAACAGGTGAGTTTGACAATAGCGCCACTTACCGACTTGGATTTCCACCGCTTACAATGCAATCAATCCGCTTAGGTGGTAAGCCACCAAAAGGCACGGATTTTAACGGTGTGCTTTTTGATATTACAGAAAATATCTCATTTCTCTGTAAAGGTGGTCGCTACCAATACAATGCAGGATTATCAACTTTAATCGGTGGGTATCCTGAAGGCTCAAATCTGCTTCTTGATGATAATGTCACAGAAGTTGTGAGCACTGTTGCAGGGAATCAAAACAACCCGAATACAGACATGACAGGTTGGATCTTGAAGCCAAATAAAACAACCGCTGTAAATGTGGCTGACGCTAGTGGAGAAACACAACAACAGGTCAACTACAATGGTGGCTCTAAGTGGCATTCTCGCATTGGTGGGTATCTTGAAAATGAACGTGTCGTTCTAGCCAATGGCGACATTGTAAAAAGCACCATTGATGGGAATACGAATGATCCGAATGTTGATATGACAGGATGGGCGAACTTTGAGGAAAATACTCGTAATATAAAATACGCAAACTATCGTGATATTAGAACATTGAGCATTGCACCATCCGATACAGATCAAACAACAGCAGTTATTGACGCATTATCTACACTAAGCGCATCTGGTGTTCGGGATACTATATATATTCCGAAAGGGGTTAAGTTCAGTGCTAAAACCGTATTTGCTAATTTGCCAGTTGGTATTGTTTTAAAAATTTCCGATTTTACAAACTTCGGGCAGGGTAGTTATAAGAATAAGTTTGATATTACTTTCAGTAACGACCTTGTTGATGACGACACACAAACAATTCAGGGTTCGAGTCATCATACCGCCTTGACATTGCTCAACACGGGTACGGGCGGAACTGTCAGTGCGAGTGAGCGACTTGCATCTATCCTGCATAGTGTTGGTATTTCTGAAAATGGTGACCCGATCACTGCACAGATTATGCAGTTTAGGAAAGCAGGCGATACAGACGAGAGATGGGCTTGGACGCTAAGAGCTTTAATCAGCTATAAAATCGCAATGAAAGACCCTGTTTTATGGGTCTCTGGTAAGTCTTACGCTGCTGAGGATATGTGCTTGGCGGATGGTGGTAAGGTGTACGTGACAGCCCTAGGCGGTACAGCAGGATCAACAGAACCGACAGGAACTGGAACTGGAATAGATGATGGTGGTGTAATTTGGGATTACTTTGCTGCAAGGAAATCAAAAGATGCAACAACCTTTATTCACTATGAGGATGGAAATACGCAGATTTCAGGATCAGACGCAGAAATCAGCTTTACTATTTTGAACGGAACAAATCGCGGGCGTTTTTATGTAACAAATACAGGAGACGTTGTTTTACGCGATCAAACTCGTGGTCGGAATATAGTTACATCAAGTGAGGCGCGAGGGATATATAGTGATGGGGTTAGTTCGCTTCGATTCGCAAATATCTCTGGCGCAACGCCAACATTGGCGCTATCAGGTGCTCGGGTAGTCAATGCAGCAGCCGTAACAATGACTGCATTAAGCTTACCTACAGGACAGACAAACGGTATTTGTTATTTACATTTTGCGGATGCAAATACTACATTGCAGCATGGGTCGGCGTTTCAACTTAAGGGGGGTGTTAACGTCACACCTCCCATCAATGGATTTATGACTTTTGTGCGCAATAGCTCGCTCGGCGGGGCTTGGTATGAAGTAAGTCGAAGTTTCTAATTAAAGCCCTTTGGGGCTTTTTTTATTTCTCGGTAAAAGTGCTATTATCTGTAAAACTGATATAGAGCGAACAAATGCAGATTTTTAAAAATTTAGAGGAGCATATTGAGCATATCGCGCTTGTGCTTCTAGTCACAGCGCTAAGCATGATTGCCTACTTTTTAACATCACCACAACCGCCACGAGAACGGACTAAATCCGCTTTCGCAGGCGGTGTTATTGCAGGTGTCTTGTCCTATCCGACATGGGCATTAATAGGCTCAATGACGCCATCGGGGCATCTTCATGTTGGATGGCTAACCGTGATTATCTTCATTTACTCGGTTTCAGGACAGTTCATCCCTGAGTTTTTACAATCGGTAATACCAAAATTGGCTAAAAAGTTATTTAATCGTAGCTATAAGGCCAAAACTGGCGAGGATTTTGAAGATGATCACTAATATCTGCTTGATTGTAATTTTTTTCTGTTTTCTGTTTATGGTAATGAATCGAAAGATTGAATTACTTTGGTTTGCGAAAGGTTTAATGTGTATCGGTATGCTTGCCATCGTTGGCGTGCTTTCGATACCAAAACACCATGATATGATAATGGATGTTCTGTTTATTGTTATTGCATTCCTGACAGCATACGGAACGACATTAATCTATAAGAGGGGTAGTTATAAGTGAATAGCAAAACTATTTTTGATTTTATCCGACCAAAACTAGGCGGAACTCAGCAACAATATAATGCGTTGCTCCGACTACTAAATGCAGGCGCAAAGGCTGAGGACTTGGCTTCATTTGTCGGAATGACTACGCAGCAAACGGACGGCATGGAATCGGGCGGGGTGGACAAGGTTAGCGGAAACTTTAAGTTATCACAGCGATCACTAGACCGATTAAAGGGCGTTCATTCTGATTTAGTTAAAGTTGTGAAGCGTGCTATTGAAATCAGCGATTATGATTTTATGGTTGTTGAGGGATTGCGCACCAAGGAAACTCAGGCTGAGTACGTGAAAAAAGGCGTTTCTCAAACAATGAATAGCCGTCATATTATCGGGCAGGCTGTAGACCTTGCACCACTTGAAAACGGTGTAATTGATTGGAATAACAAGAAAGGGCAATTTGATTCCGTAGCTAAAGCAATGAAACAAGCAGCGAAAGAATTGAATGTTAAAATCACATGGGGCGGAGACTGGAAAATGCTAGATAAGCCACATTTTCAAATCGAAGGAGTTAAATAAATGACTACAATCACACAAGCAATTAACGGAACGCTAACCCTAATCACAGTCGGGCGCGAAATCTATGAAGCTGTAACCGAGCTAATGGATGTCGTGCAGGCAGAGGGTGGGAGCGGATCAAACAAAAAAGCGTGGGTAATGGCCGCGACAAAGCATCTTATTTTAGAGGGTGGTAGAAACTGGGATAAATGGGAGAAGTATATTTCAGATTTTATTGACGCTGCGAAGTCGATTTATAATTCGCTAAAAGGCATCTTTTAAAAAAACGCCCTCTAATTGAGGGCGTTTATTTCATCTTTTCGTTTTTTGATTATTAGTGCAACCTCATTATCAAGCCACTTTGGACATCCTTGTGAACTCCAGTTATCAATCGTTGATCTCTTGATATTTAAGTCGTTGGCTAAGTTTGGTTTCCATGTGAGCCCATACAGGGTCACACATAGACTTCTTAATTCTTCATATTTCATTTATTATTCGCTGCCTTTTTTAATGATTCTCCCCATCTTTTTGCCAAATAGATGTCGCGCTCTTTTTCTGTTTTAAAATATTTTGGTTGCTGTGATGCTCCAAAATATTCGCCATTTCTTGTAGCTTGTGTTCTAACTGCGAAGTAATGCCCTTGCTCCATGTCTGGGAAGCTGCTAGAGAAAGCACCACAGCCTAAGTCAATTGGGGCGCTACTAACCAAATCAAACTCCCATGTAATAGCAGTCATCCCGATTTCTCTATTCTTATTGTCGTAAAAACCAAAACCTAGTTGCGATGCCTTACTTACTGTTTTGTTTTCTACTTTATTGCTTTTCATGTTCTTTCTCTCTTTGAGTTTGGCTAGCACTATTGCCTGCCCGTGAATACAGAATAATTGCTTTTGCATTTATTGTAAAGCGTTTTTGCATTTATTTTATAAAATAAAAAGCCCCGTGATGGGGCTTCTGTTTATTTATTTAAATGCTTATCTGCTGCATAAAGCGCGTTCTTAGCGCCTTGTTTTAACTGATTTAATCCCTTTTGAATCTTTGCGTCTGCATAGCTCAAAGGTATTAATGATTCAGGTACAGGTGGCTGCTTCCCTGCATTGTGATACATTTGATCAATGTATTGCTTGTGGATCATATCAAGCGCTTCGACAAACTCAGGATTTTTTAATAGGTCTTTCAATGCTCGTCTCCAAAAAATGCTTCTGCTGTAATGGGTGCAATTTGGCGCAAAACCTCTAAAGCGCCTTGTGCGACAATACGGTGTTCTTTTTGAGTTTCTATGCCTGCACGGACTTGGATGTAGTGCAACCAGCTTCTGATCGTTCCTGTCATATATAGGCGCGTAGGTGTTAAGCCTTCGGGTAATAACGCACGTGCTTGTTCTTTGGCTATGCCGTGCTCTAATGCTTGGTGATATGCATTGGATGCAATTTCCCAAACTCGCTTCTGTCTACTCTTAAAAACATTTCCCAGGATTTCATCCGTATTTTCTAGTGATGATTGTCGATTATCCATATCTTGTAGGCGGCATTCGCGCTCTACCATATCGCCAAGCTTCGTCATATCTTCATAGCGCCCTGAAAACTCTTGAAAGCTAAAACTACGGTGGCGCAAAATCTGACGGCTAATATCGCGCGTGGTGTCAATTTGAACGCACATTGAAGCCATTTCAAACGGTGAAACATGGTTACGCTTCATTAGGTAGTTTAAAAGGCGCTTAAATTCTGTATTATCTTGGTTATCGGGATTTGACACGCGAGCCATAAATGCGATTTGCTTGTCTGCTTCGGGCGTTGCCCACATCAATTGAACGGTCATTTCATTTTCCTTAGATGCCACGACATTTCTATCGTGGCGGGTGTTTTTATGGATTAGAACGGTAATTCTTCTGAGTCGTCTACTGGATTAGATTGCGCCTGTGGTTTAGGCTGTGCCTGTTGTGGCGCTTGTTGTTGCCCACCCTGCGGACTGCCTGCTAAGTTGCAAGAATATGAACGCACTTCCATGTAGGTTTTCCCGTTGTATTCGCGCGTTGATAGTTCACCTACCACTTGCACCATTTGCCCCTTTTTCAGGTAATCCACAAAGTTTGACTTTGCTTGACCACCCCAAATTGAAACGCTAAACCAGTTTGTAGACTTCTTATCACCGAAGCCGACATTTTGAGCAACACTGAATTTTGCAAGCGCTGTGCCGTTTACGTCTTTTAACTCAACATCACCGCCAAGCTTTCCTAGAATTGTTACTGTGGTCATCTTTATTTCCTCTTAGTACATTTCTGAAATCTGATTTACGATTTCTTCGATTTGTTGATTATATTTACCAACAAGTTTTTCAATTTTTTCCATCTGCTCTTTGTGTTCAATTGCACATACACGACAGATAAATAACGGAAGGTTTGGACAGTAGCTAACAAAATCAATCCAATCAAGTTCCGCACAGGTTAGACCGCCAATCAATTGATCCATATGCTTCTTTGGAATTTCACCTGTACGCAAAATATGGATTTGCTCTGCTGGCTGCTTAACTTTGATTTCAATACCCCCCTCAGGCCACATGGGTTGAGATCCATAAATAAGACCATCTGGTGAATATCCAAATCCTTTATTCTCAACAAATGAAACCATGCTTACGTCTGTGCCAGTTTTTTGCTCATACATTTTGCGAGCAACAGGCTCAAGTTCATGACCGCGCTTAGTCCATTCATTTCCTTCAAATACGCTAGATGATTCACCAGTGATGCGCTCATAAACCAATGCGTTGATGTATGACTGAGCGCCCGCACCATCTGCTCGAATTGATGAGATTTCAGAACATGTAATTAGACCTAAACGCATGTCTAGCCATTCAGTTGAGCCCTGCTCAATATCGTGTGTTATTTTCATTGTTGTTCATCCTTCTTGCTAACTTTTGAATCTAGCGCATTAACCCAATATTGGAATGCTTCTTTTTCAATCTCATACAATTCGCAACCAATGTGAGCAATCATTTTTGCTTTAGCATCATCACCTAAGAAAGCTAATTTTTTCTCAAGAATTTTTACTTGCTGAGCTGTAATAGTTGGCTTAACTGAATTTCCGTCCGTATCTTCAGATAGAACAAGGCCAAGCAATGAGCATAGTGTGTAACGCTGAGCGTAGGTAATTGCCGAACCTTCTGCCTGAATTTCGTTTTTACTTCCGCTTTTGTCTGGACTAACATCCATTGACGATGTTTCACTATGACCACCAATATGCGTAACAATGCACGTAACACGTGTTTTTCCTGATTGTGTTGCCGTAGTAGACCATCGAGTGAATAATCCAAACTCACGCAACACAGGATCAATTGCAGCTTGAATATTTGGAAGCTTTGCGTACTTTGTTTTATTAGCCACGGCATTTTTCTCAATGACTGGCTTTTTAATTTGGAAGTTAAGCATTGCCTGATCAAACTGCTGTTTAGCCTGATTAGCCATTACGCGCTCTTGAAGCTCAATCATTTTTTCAAGTTTTGATACGTCTGCATTTGAATCAAGTGCAACACGCTCAATCATGCTTAACATTGGGTCTATATTGTTTTCTTGTTTGGTTGCTAACTCGCTCATATTAAACCGCCTTTAATTCGTCTAATTTTTGGATGAAGTCTTTTATGTCTGCGTCTGTTGCGCTGCTGTTGCTTAAAACATACTGGCAGTTATTGTGCTTATCCATGATGTAAACCCATACTGAGTATGGATTAACTTGTATTGCACCCATATATTGCAAATCCAATTCATTAAAATCCATCACAGCTTGTACAGCTTTTAAAATTAATTGTTTATCCATTTTTCACGCCTCGCTTAAAGTAAGATCACTTTAGCATATTGAAAGATAAAATCAACACTATAATTAAGATAATTTACTAAGATTGCATATATTTTGTATTGTGCTATATTAAATCAAAATAACGGAGTTTCTTAAATGATGACGCTTGAACAAGTAAAAGAGAAGTTACAAGACCGCAACATTGCCGAGGTATCGCGCCGATGCAATCTGCAATACCAAACGGTTTTTAATATCGCTACTGGGCGCAATAAAAACCCAAGTTATAACACCGTGGTTAAGTTGGTCGAGTATTTTAAGGGTGATTGAAATGAGCAAGTATGATTGGACGAATGTGCCATCTTGGGCTCTGGATCGTGACTGGGAAAC